CGGACTGTCTGGTGCCATCGTCATCATGGATGGGCACACTCCAGTTGCATGGTATCGGATGCCAACGATGAAGACGGGCTCGGCCAATCTTGTGAATGCTTCTGCGTTGGCAGCGATCATTCGGCCATCAATTTATGGGGATCAAGAGGTGAGGGCTTATGTAGAGCTGGTGAGCAGTATGCCCGGCCAAGGGGTTGCTTCGATGTTTTCCTTTGGGCATTCCGCAGGCGTGATCCAAGGCGTACTTGGTGCGTTTGAGATTCCTGTGACGATGGTAACCCCAGGTCAATGGAAGAAGCGCGCGGGTCTTACTGGTCAGGACAAGGACGCCTCAAGGACAAAAGCCATCCAAATGTGGCCAAGCTGGCGCGAGCTGGACAAGAAGGGAGTCGGCCAAGCATATGCAGATGCGGCATTCATTGCACTTTATGGAGATTGATGTAGAATAAATTCCGGTAACTTGCAGTTGCCACTCTCCTTTGTTGGGTTTGCTTTGCCCCCGAACTAACCACTCGGGGGCTTTTTTCATATTAACAGTGTTAATATGGCCAAGTAAAAATAAATGTAGTCCTGTTGACACGGGTTGAAATAATCTGATATAAACGAGGCGTTGCTGTAGTGAGCAATGAATTAGGCCACTTTAATGTGCGTTTCGCTTTACCTAATGCTTTCGGTCGGAGAGTCATTAGGCAAGGTCACTACCGAAGCGCACACTCAAGTGGCCTTTTTTGTTTTTGAGACTGGGATGGTGTGTCGGGTTAGCGCCGACATTTCCAAATTTATGCGGACGAAACGCTAAAAGCCACTGCTTCATGTGAGCCGTCCCAGTTTCATCTCCTACGCAGCCGTCAGAGCGCGTTAGCTAATGGCCTGTATGGGCTGAACTCAAGAAACACAAGAACCTCGGCGTGACCCGCGCCTCTGAGTAGAGCAATCGAAAAGAATAAACAGCGATGTCGAAAGACACATACCCCATGGTTGCACCCAAAAGTGCAGGGAGGCGGATTGGCATTCCGTTAGTCAACGTAAAAACTTGACAATGCTCGCTGATAAAGAGTCGTTGACTGTCCTACACCTACCCTCTGGGTGGAGGGAGGGTCAACGGGTAAGAGGGACTAGGCTTGGTGACATAACAGTTGACTCATCGGTAATTCATGAGTTATATTATTAACACAGGAGGTAATATGGAAAATGATACAACAAAGCGTTTCCCACGCACGATGCACGAAGCGTTTAACTGCGATAGTGATCCTATCAGTGGGCCATATGGCAAGCAAGCAGTCTGGCCAGTCTTTGCGATCTTCTTCATTGTGGTAATTGCTGGGATCATTCTGTTCTGGAGTCGCGTATGAACCAAGATGAAGTTCTGGCAACGCTGCACAGGGTGGTGGCAGAGAATATGAATTACACAACCTGGACTGTATCAACGCCACACTTGGTTGCCTTGGTCAAATTAGCCATTGAGCATGAGCGTGAGGAGTGTGCAAAGTTGTGTGAAGACAGTGTGGAATACGCAGGTGACACTTTGGCTGAAGCCATCCGAGCAAGGGGACAAGCATGAAAGCATTCCCAACACCCACATTTAGCATCAATGATGAAGCGCGTGTCACAGCTGTAGGCGGTGAAGGCGGGATGCTACTCAGGGATTACTTTGCAGCCAAGGCTATGTCAGCATACATTGGTCGCCCAAACCTTCCAGTTAGCGTTAGTGATGATGAACTAGCTACCGCTTGTTATGAAATGGCAGATTCCATGATGAAAGCGAGGGAAGCATGACTGATGAAGTTAATCCCTATTTGGTCAAGGTATCAATTCGGAATAACTTGATCGTCAAAGCTATTCACAGGGCCGGATACAGAAACGTAAGCCATTTTTGCGAACAGAATGGGATGGGCAAAACGATATTAACAGCGTTAATATCGTTGAAAACCCCGCCGTTGACAAAAGACGGAGAGTTTAGGGATCCTGCTAAGAAGTTGATGGAGCATCTGTGTGCGCTGCCAACAGACTTGTGGACAACAGAGCAGCTCACCATGGAGCTCAAGCGCAACACCAGCACAAAAGAAGTTGACTTGAATGCCATGCTGTCTGTCCTTGGGATGAATGCGGAGGAGGCCTTGCAGCTAATGGCACCACCCAGGCCGGACGAAGAGCTAGAAGAGAAAGAAAAAACCGAACTGGTTGGTGAAATGCTAGACACTTTGACGCCCAGAGAAGCAAGGGTTTTACGCATGAGGTTTGGGATTGGATGCGCCGAACACACGCTCGAAGAGGTTGGGAAAAAATTAAGGGTAACAAAAGAGCGCATTCGACAGGTTGAAATCCAAGCCATGAGAAAAATGAAGCACCCAAGCAGATTGGAAGAGTTATGGAAGGTAAAAGGATGAAGCCCGGACAAGAAGCTTGCCTGCGAATGGCGCACTACCAATACAAATGCCGCAATCAAGACATGATGTGGCGCTGGCTGTTTACTTGGGCAGCATGGCCTGACAATGTTGACTTCTTCTCAGACCCAAGGCCGCCAGCACCCAAGACCAAAAAGCCCAGAAGGTGCTGGAAGCACTTAACCAATGCCGAGACTCTGGGAATTATCAAGCAGCTGCCCAACTGGCAAACAGACCATCTGAACACATTTATCTTTAAGGTGCTGGTCGAGGACAAACTTAAGGAGAAGAACTCATGATCGAAGGCTTTGACCATGTTGGCACAGACCATGTGTGCAGCGTTTGCTCTTGTGATTTCACAGATGACGAGGGCGGCATTCAGGGTTACATCGGGATTATTCCGGTGGCCTTTTGCCCTACTTGCTATTCCGGCATCTGCGATATGGTGGAGCAGCTCGATGGCCGAGAGTGGGAGGGTCTAACCACAGAAGATAAAAACGAAATTCTGGTAGATGCAGTCCGGCACAACTGGAATGACAAAGTAATAGTGGAGCAAATCGAAGCCAAACTTAAGGAGAAAAATGCATGGTAGCCCTAGCACACTCACTTGCAGATAAAGTTCGGTATTTTGTAAACAAGCTGTTTACATACTTCAGAACTACCAGCGTTAAGACCACTTCAGATGTGGTGCCAGAGGAAAAGCCAGAGCCTCGCAAGCCCCGCAAGTACAACAAAGAGAAGCGCCAAGACTTCTCAAGCCTGCTGGATCAGCTTGAGCACACATTTAACATTGTTAAATTACCAACAATGACCGCATCTTGGCTTGCAAAAGACTCGATCATTGGCCTAAAGAAACTTGGCGCCCATGTGCCAAATCCGTTTTTAATGACTTGGGATGATCAGAAGAGGTTTATTGATGTGACCAAGCCATTGCCGGCCCTGATGTGCATTTCTATATCTTCTGTAGATACCATCAACACCAGTAAAAAATTCTACGCAAAGTTTGTTTTTGCGATCAAACTAAAAAAGTTGCCTTGGTGCGTATCGAAGGAAACGGGCGTTCCGTATCAGTTTGGAATGTCTTTTGATGTGGATGGCAAGTTGTTCTGGGTCAATATGTATATCACAGTAAACAGAAAGACGGGGGCTATAACCTTTTGCGATGAACTAAAAACCACAGCCCACACAATTCCAGCCAAGAGTTCAAACTCTCGCAAGGCAAACGGGAAATCTACTGTTTTTTATACAAAATCCTGGGCCACAGCAGAATATCTTGAGGATGGCGAAAGATCTGTTGATGAGTGCAAGATCATTGCTCAGAACTATTTTGTTGCAATGCATGAATGGTGGTCAGAGCGCGATAACCGCTGGAATGTGGTTGTTAAAAAGAATGGTGAGCGCGTGACCTTTGGCGTTAACAACGACCAGACGCCATACTATTTCAAGGACAGAGACAAAACCATCAAGACGCCAACTGGCCAAGCAAAGAAGATTGTTCACTACGTCAAAGAGCACGAACGAAAGTATGGCGAAAAGATCACGGTGGTCAAAGAGCACATTCGCGGCCTGCAAGAGTTTGAGTGGGCCGGCTATCAATGCAATGTTATTTCACCAAAGCTTCAGGCAAAAACAGCAGCCGGCTTTACTGCCCCATCAATAGATGATGAGGGTGATGAGGATATGGGCAATGTTGTTTACCTTAGTAAGCTGGGCAAAGTGTTAGCAGATTCTGAAGAAAGGCGGTCAGCATGAGTGAACCAGAATTAAACATATGGGAGAAGGCGTTGGGATGGCGCAAGCGGCAGATGATTCAGCGCCAGCTCGATCCCATCTCCAACAAGATACGCAATGACACCTTGGAAGAGGTGGCCAAAGAGTTTGACAAAATGAAGAACGGCGGAGACACAACGGCAGGGTTTGCCATTTATGTAAGGAGTTTAAAAAAGTGAATGGGTTTGCAAAACAACAGCTATCAATCGGCAGCAAGCAGCCGGTACATCAACACAAGGAATGCAATAACTGCAATGAAATGAAGCCGCCAGAGGGTGGCATCCAACTTAACCATACAAAATGGCACTGCGCCGCCTGCTGGGCAAACAGAGCCTCAAAAAGACCATCAACAAAAGGAAAACAATGACCGAAAGAGTCCTGCTTAACAAGATCCGCCTCGATGGCGGTACGCAACCACGCAAAGAGATTGACGAACCCCTAGTCCAGCACTACACCGAAGTATTGCTTGAGGGTAAAGACCAGTTCCCGCCTATCGACCTTTGGTTTGACGGCAAATCCTACTGGCCTAGCGATGGCTTCCATAGGTTCCACGCACACAAGCGCGCAGGGTTCTTGGACATTGAGTCCGTAGTCAATCAAGGCACCAAGCGCGATGCGTTCTTGGCCTGCCTGAAGGCCAATGGCAAGCATGGTAAGCCACGCACCCCCGAGGAACGCCGCTATGTGGTTCAGATGGCCTTGGAAGACATTGAGCTGGGCGAGAAGACAGATGTTGAGATCGCTTTGATCTGTGATGTATCGTCAATGACTGTCGGCCGTGTGCGTAAGGCCATGGGGCTGGAGGCTGCCTCGCGGGTGGATAAGAATGGCCAACGGGTCAACATAAGTGGCCGAGGCCCCAAGCCAGCGCCCGAGCCCGAACCGGAATACACCGAAGACGATAAGATGCATGAGCTGGCCATCGAGCACACAGCATTATCAGAAGAGAATACAAAGCTCAAAGATATGCTGGCCATCCGAACATTGCCTGTGTCTGAGAAGGCCAGGACGGAAGTTCAGGAAACTATTGAGTCGCTGCGGGCCGAGGTCAAAGACCTTGAGTTCAAGCTGCGTACCATGACCCAATCACGCAATGAATTCCAGAGTAAGAATGCTGAGATGATTAAGCAATTAAACTATTGGAAGAAGCGCGTTGAGAGGGCAGAAAAGGCACTAGAATCTAAATAAACCGAAGCTGGGCGGTATCCCAGCAGGAGAAATCAAATGCTTAGTTTAAGACCGCATCAATCAGATGTTGTGGAGAAGCTCGCACAGGGCTTCAAAGACGGCCACAGAAGCCAGCTGCTTTATGCCCCCACGGGGTTTGGCAAAACAGAGGTGGCCATGGCCATCATGTTAGAACAGGCCAAGCAGCTTAAGAATGTAGCGATGGTGCTAGACCGCATCGTGTTGGTCAATCAAACCAGCACCCGCCTTGGGAACTATGGAATTAACCATGGTGTTCTGCAGGCGGATCATTGGCGCTACAGGCCTTATGAAAAGATCCAAGTATGCAGCGCGCAGACATTAGAAAGCAGGGACAACTTCCCTGATGTATCTATGCTCATCATTGATGAGTGCCATGTGCAGCGCAAGCAAATCATTCAGTTCATCAAAGACAGGCCAGACATGAAGGTGATCGGCCTCACGGCTACACCTTTTACCAATGGGCTGGGTGATACCTACACCAATGTAGTGGGCGCCAAGCCTACTGGTGATCTGATCGAGGACAATTGGCTAACCCCACTGAAGATCTACATTGCCAAAGAAATCGACATGACCGGCGCCAAGAAGGTGGCCGGTGAATGGTCATCTGATGAGGTGACCCATCGCGGTATGAAGATCACGGGAGACATTGTCGAGGAGTGGATTACCAAGACCAACGAAGTGTTCGGCGGCCCTCGCAAGACAGTTGTATTTGCCTCTGGTGTTGAGCATGGCCGCGACCTTGTGCGCCAGTTCAATGAGCGCGGTTATAACTTTGTGTCGATCAGTTACAAAGAGGATGACGAGTTCAAAGCCGAGACAATCGAGGATTTCAGCAGGCCTGATACGAAAATCAACGGACTAATTGCCACAGACATACTGACTAGGGGATTTGACGTTCCTGATGTGATGATTGGTGTGTCTGCGCGTCCGTTTTCCAAGTCATTTAGCAGCCATGTGCAGCAGATGGGGCGGATCATGCGGCCGTATGAGGGCAAAGACTACGGGTTGTGGTTGGATCACTCTGGTAATTACCTGCGGTTCAGGAAAGAATGGGACAAGCTATTCGATGAGGGCGTGACCGAGCTGGAGAATGGTTCAGAGACAGCCAAGAAAGAGCCCACAGAGAAAGAGAAGACCGAGGCCAAGTGTCCGGCCTGCAAGACCTTGTGGGTCTGGCCTGATCGGATATGCGGTGAATGCGGGTTTGAGAAGGCTCAAAAGCAAGTCCTGAATGTCCCAGGTCAATTAACAGAGTTAGAAATGACCAAGCGCGAGCTGGTGACTGAGAATCAAAAGTTCTATTCAGAGCTGATCTTCTTTGCCAAGGCCAGAGGTTACAAAGAGGGTTGGGCTGCACACAAATACAAAGAAAAGTATGGCACCTACCCTCGCGGCCTGCACACTAGCCCGCTGACAACAAGCTATAAGACCAGTGCGTGGATCAAGTCGCGCAATATTGCTTGGGCAAAATCGAAGGCGCGCGTATGACCTTTGAAGAGTTTGCAAGGGATCATGGCCTCATGATTAAAGACCTGATCTTAGATCGCTGGGTGCGTGTTGGGACTGAGGATCACCCTCGGAAACAGAATGGCGCGTATATCTTCGATGGGCACAAGGGGGCAATCATTAACTTCGCTGTACATGATCGGCACATACTTTACAAATCCAGCGAGCCATTTATTCCCGACCCCAATGCTGCGGCCAAGAGAGAGGCGGCCAAGCAAGAGCACCAGCTGCGCCAGCGCAAGGCAGCAGACAAGGCCGCATTCATTTTGAATAACTCCGTTAAACAGCAGCACCCTTACTTGATTCGCAAAGGTTTCCCCGATAAGGGATTGGTTTGGAATAGCCTGCTTGTCCTACCGATGAGGATCGGCCAGCATTTGGTTGGCTGCCAGCTCATTCAGGAAGACGGCACAAAGCGCTTTTTGTCAGGGCAGCAAACCAAAGGGGCCAGTCTAGTGATCGACAACAAGGGCAGAAATGTTTTGTGTGAGGGGTTTGCCACGGGGATGTCTGTGCGTAGGGCAATGAAGCATTTGCGCGAACGCTATACGATTCATGTGTGTTTTTCTGCGGGGAATATGCTAGAAATCGCTAAGAGTATGCGCGACCCGTTGGTGATTGCTGATAACGATGCTATGGGCGTGGCCACAGCCAAAAAAATAGCCTCGGTCTATTGGTTAGGCGAGGCTGGAGAGGACTTCAACGACACCGAGCAGAGGATTGGCACCCATTTGGCTGCCGAATCCCTGCGCGGGTTTCTGTAAGTTTTGTGCAAGTTTCGAATTAACAGTGTTAATTAGCCTCCAAAATTTGGGGGTGAGTGATCGAAGCCAGCATCTTCAAAGAATTTATCAATGTTCTCGCATAGATGAAAGAACTCGTCTTCATCTTCTTCGTTGTCGGTTACTGGGTGCAGCTGATCCATGTCTGTGCAGAAATCGACCCCGTCCCTGTAGTGGCCAATGAATCCCATGCCTTGTTCTATGTATGTGGCCTCGACCTTAAACCCCATGGCCTCTAGGGCGTGATAAATGCCCTCTGGTGGGCTCCAAGCTGTGTCAAAGTAGATTGTCACGGCATCACCCTCAATCTCGTAAACCTCGGGGCTGTCCCCAATGCTCATGTCCCACTTGGTGCCCCACTCTGACAGACAGAAGCCATGCCAATCTTTATAGCCGTAATGCTTTAGATTGTCGGCCTGAAGAACTTCGAGCTCGGCCTGCTCGGGTGTGCCTTTGCCAAGAAAACCAGCTGTAATTTGCAAGTCTTTGGGCACTGGGCGGATTATTTGAAAAATCGCAGGGTTTTCTTTCGCGGCAACAGCTCGCGCCAGCTCTTGCACAATTTCAGCAAGTTTTTTCTCTGAGTCGGCATTTGTTGCGACAATTTTTAAGGAATTTGAGCACCAATTTGGCATAAAAAATCTCCGTTTTGTTGAGTTAATTAACAATGTTAATTAGGAAATAGCCTCGTTTTACTGGCTGGAATAAGTCAATAAATAGCCTCGTTTTGCCAGCTTGTATGCTGGTCTTGCGGGCGGCCTGTCCGGCCCGGGGGCCGGTGCGTGGTGGGCGGTGGGTGGTTAGTGCTGGCCTTCGTTATATCCGCGCACATAAAGGCGCCGGGCCTCGTCCCTGTCGGCCTCCGATTCAAGGGCCAGCAGAAAATTAAAGTTTTGCATTGCAGCCCGGGCGCGCGCTGCGTTTTTGGCTCGAATGGCCCGGGCGACTGTGTAGCCGGCTTTGATGTAGGTTTGCTCAGTTTGTTTCATGATGGGCTTTCAGGGCCTCGCGGGCCAGCTCAATTGATACGGCTAGATTTTCAATTCGCGCCGTGTCGGGCATATCGGGCCCGGCTTGCTCGGCGTAGAAAATAAGCGACTCAAGCGCTTCGCGGATTGTTTCGGGTTTTGTGTGCCAATTCATTATTTACTCCATGCGGAAAGCAGCGGGCCGGCGTTGTATGCCGGTGCTGCTGGGTTTGAGAATAGGCCCGGGCCGTGGGTACGGCGGCCCCATGCGTCACGGGCTGCTAGATTCACCAGCTGCCCGCGTTTAACTGCGTTATAAACTTGATCGCGCGTGTATCCATCGGCCAGCAGCTGGGCCATGGTGCGCGGTGTGGTGCAGTTCATATCGTGCAGCACCCACAGCACGGCGCGTCAAGGCACCGGCCTTTTTTGTTGCGGTAGAACTCGCGGCCCGAAAAGTTGAAAACATCACTCACGCGCGGGCTGGTCGTTGTGAATTGGATCGTGTCGGCGTCCGGTTCGAGCTGGGCCGTCCGGGTGTCGGTGTCGTAAATGATGAAATCCCCGGGGTTTATGCGGGCGCCTGATAGGCTGCACTTTCCGGGATACTTTGCGCGCATTGTTTTAAGCATAATTCAACCTTTCAAAATTGGGATGACTTTGCGGGCCAGCTTGTCGGTTTGCTTGGCCTTCGATCCATGGGCCCGAAAGCCAACGATAAAATCACGATTAGCCCGGCTGCACCATGGGTCAAAATTGCCGCATGACTCACAGGTTATCTCTTCGCGGGTTTGGGCCTCACAGATCACGATTAAACGCCCGGCTGGGGTGTGGCTCACTTTGGGGGTGTCCATGGGTACAACGGCGGCCACAGGGCCCGCGCCGGTGTCGGCCAGCTGGTCGGCGTGGCCGGCATTGTCGGCGCTTAAATTGATCGTAAAGCCCCAGCTGTTGGCGTGTCGCACCCACTTGAGCGCTTCGGGCTGGTGTTTGTGAGTGTAGGTGAACCCGCGCCGGCCCCGGTTGGCCTTCACGATTAGGCCCAGCGCGTGGGCGTCTACTGCTTCACCCTTACCGGGCAGATCACCCACTACAGCAAAGCGCCACACTTGGCCCGGGGGCAGCGCCTGAATGTGGCCGGCCAGCTGCTGCACCGGGGCGCCGCGCTGGGGCACCTTGTCCCAGCTTATGCGGGTGTGGAAGTCTTCACCATAGCAGCCGGCCCGGTACAGGGCGCAGCCGGGCGGGCAAGTTTCCCGCAAATTGTAGGTAACTGGCAGCGGGCCGGTTTTGCGGTTTCCGCTGTTTCTAATGAATGTGTAAAGCATGGCGGGCCTTTCAGTTAAATGCGGGCGCGCTGGCCGTGATTCGCTCGGCTATTGCTGCGGTTTTGGCCGGGTTTATTTCATCGGGGCCGCGTTTATAAAAGCGCTCGATAATTGTTAAATCATGGCCCAGTAAATAGGTGCCGTTGTCGCCGTTGTCGCGGTCGGCGCCGGCGTAATGCAGTCTATAGACTGTCATTCCAACATTGCACCGGAAATAATGCCGGGCCAATAGTTCGGCCAGCTGGTCGAGCGCTTCGGTTTGTGCTGCAGCTGTAGGCGCGTGGCGCAGGCCCAGCGCCCGGGCGGCGTCTATGAAACCTTGAACGCTCGCGCGGCCTCCGTTCCAATGCAGATAGATTGCCGGCGCGTTGCCGGCGGTGCTGAAAGTTAAAACGGCTCTGTTTCCCATGATTAAAACCCCTTTGTAAAAATGTCAAAGTAAGAGAGGGCGCCCCAAGTGAGCAGGCCCGCGATGATTAAAACGGCTGCAAAGTCTGCGCCGGCTGCAGCGCGTGACTCGGCGCGCTCTGCTGCTGGGCTGTAGTGTTGGCGGTGTTGGTGGTGTTTCATTGGTCGGCCTCGTTATAGGCCAGCCAGAAGGCCAGCTGCTGATCGCGCTCGGCCTCGGTCGCGAACCATTCACAATGTAGAACTGTTTCGCCCTCGGGGTCGTTGGTGTGCTCGATTCCATAGGGCAGCGCGTGGCCGGGCTGCTCGGCTTTGAATGGGTAACTCATGGCCGGGCCTCAATAGTTGTATGACACGCGAAGGTGTACGCTGTACTCGCGCGCGCTGGTGCGTTTAACGCTGGCGCTGGTGCTCGGGCACCCGCAACAGTCGTGCTCATGCCTGCAGCTGCTGCCGCCCATGGTCGCGGCGATGGCCCGGGATAGGTCGCGGCCCTTGAGCTCGCGCGGGGCTATAACCTTGGCCAGATAGGCGCCGCCGTCATCGAAGCCCTCGGGCTCGCGCGTCATGCGCTGCTGTAGCAGCTTGGCGGTGCCGATATGGGCCCAGCTGTCGAGGCCGGCCCAGCCGTCCCGGTAGGTGTTGGTTTCACGTTCGAATAATTCAAGCTTGCTCATGATCGGCCCTTTCAAGTTGGTCGTTAAGTTGCTGCAGCACAGCGGCGCGGGTTCCGGTGAACCCTTCTTTTTTAAGGATTGCATAAGCGCTGGGGCCCCGGCTGCGTTTCATGCCGGCAATTTCCAGCTTAAGAGCTGCGCGGAGAGTCGCGAGCCGGTAGCGCGCTATCTGGTCGGGTGTGGTGAGGATCATTGTTTGCCTTTCGGTTGGTTGGGGGTTATGCATCGTCAAGCAGCAGCGCGGCGCGCTGGTCGTAATCGGCCCGGGCTTCGCGCTCAAGTTCGCGCCGGCCTTCGTGGTCTAGGTCGTGCAGCTGCTCGCGTATCTTTCCAAGTCGCACCTTGGCCAGCATTACAGCGCCCCGGCCAATATCCCAGCCGGCGGCCCATGCTGCGCGGTAGTCGGCCTCTTCGGCTCGGTAGTCGATAAGGGCCAGCTCTTCGAGTGCTTCCAGCTCTTCGGTCGTTGTGTTTAGGTTCTTAAGCGCTGCCAGCTGTTGGCCGATTCCCAGCCCGGCCAGCGGGCGCGATACGTTAGGCCAGCTCTCTACTGCAGCGGCGTAATGCTTACCGGCCAGCACAGTTATGGCCCGGCCCTTGTGCTGCTGCAGCTGCTGCTCGGTCATCGCGGCCCAGACCCGGCGCTGGTGGGCGCTCATGTCCGTAAGGGCGCGGTTATAGGGCTGCAGCTGGCGCGTGGGGCTCACGGCGCCGTGTAGGGCGGAGAGGATGACAACATCGGCGCCGGCGCGCTCTGCTGCTGCCATGGCCAGCTTGAACGCTTGGCCCTGATACAGCTCTGCAGCTGGTGCAGCATGGCCCAGCTTGGCGCCGCTGCAAGCGATTAGGTAGAGTGGTCTCATAGAGTTCCTTTCGGTTGGGGTTAAACATGAATAACGATTACATGATGTCATGTGTTGACTTGTCAAGGGGTTTATTAACAGTCAACGCAAAATATTTATGCGGGCGTTGCGTATAGGCTGCAGCTCTAAGGGCCAGCGGCTGGGTGAGAGCATGGGCCAGCAAATAACCAGGGGGCAAAGCAGCGCGTTTTTTTGGGTCGGTTTTTGTGGCCGGTTTTATTCCTGGTGATCGGTGCCGGGGCATTTATTCGGTGCTGCAGCTGCCGTAGCGCATGATGGCCAGCACGGCCCAGCTGGTGCAAGTGGCTTGCATTGCAGCGCGGGGTTTGATATGGTCGGGCTGTTCTTAATTTGTACCCTTACAAAACCATGCCACAGAAACTCACGCGCGCGCAAATCCGGGCCGGCCTTGATCAAGTCCCCATTGAATCGCTGCTATCAAGCGGAGAGGGTAAGCAGCCCAAGATCACCGGGAAAATGAAGGCCTTCGCTCATGCTGTCGCATTAGGTGAGAGCAAAGCCAATGCATACCGGCGAAGCCATAAGGCCAACCCAGCACCCAGCACAATCACAACGGCGCCCTATGAGTTAATGCGTGACCCTCGAATAGCTCGCGAGATAGCAGCCTATAAGCTGGCAATTGAAGCGGAGAAACATCGAACCCCAGCACAATTGAAGGCCCTGCTCGTGCAGCAGCTGGTAGAGCACAGCCTTAATGATGACTTCCCCCCAGCTCAACGCATGAAGGCCCTGCAGCTCATTGGCCAGCTGTTCGAGGTTGGTGCCTTCCTTGAAAGAAAAGAATCGGTAATCATTCATAAGAGCTCAGACATCAGGGCCCGGCTGCTGGATAGGCTGCAGGCCCGGGCGCCCAGCACCGGCCCGGCCACCGATGCGCTGGAATTGCTGCAAGAAATCCGGGGCGCTGGCACTTCGGAAGCAGCCAGCGGCGCACCCACCGCACCCGGGGCCCCGCCTGCAGGCCCGCCGGCGCCGCGCGCCCTATCACATACTGTTCCTGACATTCAATCATCATCAAAAAAAGAGGGGGTACCCCCTACAAAATCTGATAACCAAGTGCTGGACTTTGATAAGCCATGACCCCCCTATGCTTATCTGTACAAAAAAGGGTGGGGGGTAATTAACAGTGTTAATTCGAACCTTGCATGAAACTTACAAATGATTCAACAAACTTACGATGCGTGTATAGGGGCGTGTATGACTGAGAAGCAAAGGACTGTGTTCCTTGTGATAGATGAGTATTGGAGGAACTATGGGTATGGGCCTTCTATAGATGACATCATGTTTCATACTGGGGATAGGGGGCGCGGGAATGTTCATCGTGTTGTGAAGAAGCTGTGTGACTTAGGGATATGTCGGCGGGCTAAGAATTCGGCACGTAGTGTGCGCCCGTCTTACTTGAAGTTGAGAAACCTTGAATAAAAAACAACAGCTGGAAAAGCAAGAAGAGATCGACCTGTTTATCAGGAGGGTAATGTTTGCTTTGGATATGCCTAAACCAGAAGCAGAAGCCGCCGCAAAGACTTTCTTTACATTGCCTTCTAACGAACAGGCCGCTTACCTTGATGACCTTGACGCTTTAGAAGCCAGCCAACAAAGAGAAGAATCCTTTGATGATTTCCTAAAGTTTGCCCATGCCATGTGGCCGGGGTTTATTGATGGGAGACACCATAAAGTGATGGCTAAGAAGTTTGAAGAGATCGCCACGGGGAAGATTAAGAGGCTGATCATCAATATGCCACCCCGACATACAAAGTCTGAGTTTGCCTCTTATATGTTGCCGGCGTGGTTCTTGGGACGGGATCCTAGTAAGAAGATTATCCAGTGCTCGAACACCGCAGAACTGGCCGTAGGCTTTGGCCGTAAGGTTCGTAACTTAGTAGCAAGTGAACCGTTCTCTAAGATATTTCCCAATGTTAATTTGAGGTCTGACAGCAAAGCCGCTGGACGTTGGTCTACGAATAAAAACGGAGAATACTTTGCGATTGGAGTTGGAGGAACAGTAACGGGTAAGGGCGCTGATCTACTGATCATTGACGATCCCCACTCCGAACAAGAAGCCGCCCTTGCCGCTGGAGATCCTACTGTCTTTGATAAAGTCTACGAGTGGTACACCTCTGGCCCTCGCCAACGACTCCAGCCTGGAGGGGCGATCATTGTCGTGATGACGCGCTGGGCCAAGAGAGATCTGACTGGCCGGATCCTTCAGTCCTCAATTGATAAAGACGGGAACGATGATTGGGAGGTGATTGACTTCCCTGCAATCCTCCCCAGTGGTTTACCCTTATGGCCAGAGTTCTGGAGCCTAGAGGAACTTCACGCCCTACAGTCTGAACTTCCTGCGGCTAAGTGGAATGCCCAGTACCAACAAAGCCCTACTTCTGAGCAAGGCGCGATTGTTAAACGGGAGTGGTGGAAAGAGTGGACACAAGAAGACCCACCTAAGTGTGAGTTTGTGATCCAGTCTTGGGATACTGCGTTTACAAAGAATGAGAGATCAGACTATTCGGCCTGTACAACTTGGGGAGTTTTTTATTTAAATGAGAACCAGAACGATGCGAATATTATTTTGTTGGATGCGTTTAAGAGGCGCATGGAATTCCCAGAGTTAAAAGAAAAAGCCTTTAACCACTATAAAGAGTGGGAGCCAGATGCGTTTATTGTTGAGGCCAAAGCGTCAGGAGCGCCATTGATTTATGAACTTCGGGCGATGGGGATACCTGTTCAAGAGTTTACGCCGTCTAGAGGTAATGATAAGATGGTGAGGATCAATTCTGTATCTGATTTGTTTGCCAGTGGTAAGGTTTGGGCACCGGCTACGCGCTGGGCTGATGAGTTGATGGAAGAGATGGCGGCGTTCCCCAACTCAGACCACGATGACTTGGTTGACTCATCTACTCAGGCTCTGATAAGGTTCAGAAAAGGCGGGTTTATACGCTTGCAGACAGACGAAGAGGACGAAGTTCGCTCGTTTAGACGCAAAGTTTCTTACTATTAAGGATACATATGTCCATTGAAAAATCACTTTACGCTGCGCCAGAGGGTATTGAAACCCTAATGCCCGAAACAGAAGACGAAGGCGG